TGCTGACATAACTACACCATTCGACCATTCTACTGGTTTATTATAATGTTCGTTATTACGCAATAAATATCTAATTCCCATAATAATATGAAAAATAAGAACTTGCATAATATCATACCATTTATAATCTCTATCAATAAACTGCTCTCCATTCACAAACGTACCAGCTCGATTCTTACATGTATTCATCAAAACATCGAGAAGCTTGGCCCATTCGTCTGAAGCAGCATTTACACCAATGCATGATTCCACGATCTCAGGATTATTTCTAAATTTTCTAAATGGTGCTCCTAACAACGTTTTCATCTTACTAAATAAAATCATATTAGATACTAGGAATCTTCGTTCCTTAGCACTAGCTATCTTTTCAGCAGACAAAGCCTCATTTAATTTGGGAACCATTTTATGTAAAAATAGCGCTGATTCTCCCCTAGACCAACGCTCATTAACTATGGAATCCTTATACCAGAACTCTTCATCTGGTACAATCTCTGGGGAAACCTCATCTACAAATCTCACATGATCACTTTTTAAACCTCTCATATCCGGACCAGCAGAAGCATTCAAATTTAATCTCTTTGCTGTAGTATTCGCAGCGCCATTCATAACAACTGTGATATCATCTGGTGCAATATCATTAAAATCTATATTCTGTTCCAAATGATGAAAATAGTCATAACAAGCAATTTGTATAAGGTCCTTATTAAGATCCAATGGTGCTCTGCTTTTCATAGCTAATCTATTCAAACTAGGATTAATATACTTGCCATCAATAATCTGTGCTTGACCTGTCGGGGCAGCAAAACCATAAGACGGAACATCATCAAACAAAACTGTCTTCTCCATCACAGGCTTATACTTTTCAGCATGAGCAAGCTTATTGGTTCCTAACGGTATTACATCTCCCAGATGTCTCAAAATAGAATTTTGACTTAAAGGTTCTACATCAGCTCCACTGATTACAAAACCTCCATTTAATACTACTTCAGGCAACGATCCCATAGGTTTAATCAAAGATTTTTCTTTAAAATACTTCAAATCTTCAATTCCTACTTTCAAAAGGTAACCATCACCGGAATTTTTATTCTTCCCTATATGTATTCCATACAGTCCCTGTACTCCTTTGCTTTCTCTACCAAAGAACCACAGACCGCACAAACCCATATAAGGTTCAAAACCCATAGGTTCATATTCTAAAACATCATAATATAATTGATTTCTATTTTCTAAATACTTCAATGATCTTCGTATATCTATCTCCAAATGCTGGCCATCAGGTCTCAAGCCTGTAGCAACTCCTAAGATTTTATCTAAATTCTTCCTTGGTAATAAATATTCTTTTAACGAAGGATGTGGTTGTATCTCGGGAATAGTAATCCAAGAAAAATCATATTCTGAGTGAGTAACATTATCTCGATTAATGGAAAATTCTAATCTTTTTAATTCTCCGTTAAACAATCTTTCCAATCTTACCATTCCACAATTACTAGGTACACAATGTCTGGGAAACACAGCGGTCTTACCATCTATAAAAGTACAATATCCCTCCGCAAATTGATCATCCTCTATTCTAGTTAATGTAAACTTATACGTATTATATACAATTTTAT